TTCAGGTTTGGGTTTTTCTGAAGTTTTAAAATCAATTACTGCAAGTTCACCGTTGTACTCAGCAATGCAATCAACGGTTCCTGCAATACCTAACTTAAAACTATATAGGGGAGTTTCTAGTGCATGAATATTATCTATCTTATTTAATTCTGTTTTAGCAAACTTAAATAAAAATTCTGATAGAGGTTGAGCTTTCGGTAACTCCTCATTCCTTAGATAATGTTCGGTAAGAGTATGCATACCAGTTCCCCTACTGGCAGCACGTCTAGACTTTCTATTAGCTGCTTCATTACCTACACGTTTTCTCCACGCCGCAATAGATTTAGCGGATTGAAAACCAGTCACAGTAGTAACAGAGACTAATTTTTTATTCTCATGTCCAGGGACTTTATAGTATCTCTTACCATCAATAGTTTCTCTAGTTAACTTATCAGGTAAGTCCACCTTTACATGATTGAACATCAGAATCCTAGACTAATCTTACTAATAAGATAACTCTTAATCAATCCAGACCTAACAATATCATCAACACCAAATTCAGTCATACCAAATTCATCCATCAAACGAAGGATACTCATGAAATCTAAGATACCATTTTTTTCATTTGCTTTTACCAAATCAGTTTGTTGAACATCACCTGCAAAGATAATTTTACAGTCTTCACCAACACGGGTAATAATAGAATCAAGTTCATGGAAGTTTAGGTTCTGACATTCATCCACAATAATGATAGCACGATCAAATGTAGTACCACGAATGAATGATGTTGACCAGAAGGAAATAGTCTCTTGTGTTTTTAAGTTACCATATAACATTTCAAATGAATTGTCATCTGGCATCTCAAACATAAATTTTACCATATTTTTATATGGAATTTGATATAGAGATGATTTATCTTCATGATCACCAGGTAGGAAACCAATTTCCCTAGTAGAAACTAAGGATCGTACAACATAAACTTTATCATATGGACTTTCTTCTTTCAGAACTTCTCTGAGAGCAAGATAGAGAGCAATAAAAGTTTTACCAGTACCAGCAGCACCGAACATAAAAAGATTTTTATCAGATTCCCAATCTGCATATACTTTCTCTTGTGCTGGTGTTAGTGGTTCAATTGCCACCAACATATCAGAGTTGATTGGCTTCCTGCGTTTCATTTGTTTCGCAGACATGCCATTAATATCTGGCGTAGTTTTTTTTCTCGATCTTGGCATACTTAGAATCCCTGAATTGTAGAACCGTGATGTCCTTTTTTAATGTTATTGATTTTTTTCTGAAGATCTCCAGGAACTTTGTTCCTCCAATCTCCAACTTCACTGACAGAAGAAGCGCATCCTGCAGACCAATCTTTATCCCATTCGGGATTCTCATCCTTCCAAGAACAATATTCTTTCATGGTCATTGAGAGATCCTTCTTCTCTCCAGTGGTTTTATTTATTACTGGGTATGTTGGCATAATTAAATCCAATCTGGTTTACGGGATGGGTCACGAAGATAATTAGATGTAACCCAAGGTTTGCTGCTAATGTACATTTTGTAAGCAGTAAAAGTGTCAATGCTTGTGTCAAGTTTAAACTCATCGGGCATTGCTCGTGCAAAATTTTGTGCTTGTGTGTGGTATATAATTGGTTTATCTGCTTTACGGTGAAAAGTTTTCTTCGCTTCAAATAAAGCATGACTACATGAATGTACTTTGTTATATCTATGTGTATACTCCATACACAATGCAGTACCATGAGCGATCAACCATGCAGTGTTGAATATATTCTCTGCTGCCCATTTAGTGCAGGGATGATTACGAAATGCACCTTTCTTAGTAGCATAAGGTTCACCATTTATTTTATGGATAGGACCCCAGTCGTAATACCAAGATGAGTATATAATCGAAAGCATCTGACAACACTCAAGAGGCATTTTGACAATGTGTTTGTCTGGAAGAATTTGTGCAGATTTAGATGGACTTTGATCAGTAACAAAAATGTTCATAATCTAGGATCAATAGGATTTTGTTTCCTTATCTTCTTTAGAATACCATACGATTCTTCATATGTCAATCAACTGCAATCCATTCCAGTGCTTCTGCAACTGTAGGGAACTGTTCAATAAAGATTTGTTTACATGATTCTGCAGCCTGCATATGTTCCTTTTGTGTTCCATTAGCAGTCCTCAGGTTGATGTAATGAATCCATGATCTACATGAGCCTGTCATGTAAATTTTTGTTGGTGTACAGAGTGGAAGAACATTTCTGGCACATTCCTTAGCGACGCCCCTTTCAAGCATCTGTTGATACAGTGCCATCGAAGAATCAAACAAAGTCTGCATTTGGAGTTCCAAATTCTGAGTCAAGAAAGGATCAAGGTCATCAATTGAGTTCTGACGATTCTTATCATCTTGACGACGAAGTTCAGGTAAAGGAATTTTATCGCCTAGCAAAGATGAACTTGCATAGCGTTGTGAGAATTCTTGAAATGTAAAACTCCGATGTCTTAGAATTTGAGCTGCAATTGCCCTGGTCGTAGAAATCTCCAAGGTCATAGTGGACTGCTCAAATACAGACCAGTGATTATGCTTGATACAATATCTTAAGAGACCAGCATACTTTTCGTTATCCTGATTAGATGGATTAGAAACTCTGGCAATATATGCCATAGTTTTTTCTGCATCGGGAGTGACAGAAACTAATTGAGCGGTCATTGGTGAAGTCATAATTAATTTTTCTTTTTGGTGTCTTCTTTCTGGGTGTAGTTCCAAAGTTTAGGAACTATTTTTCCATCAGTCCATGATATATTCTTAACAACATTTCCATACTTATCATAGTATGCATGGAAAATGTCAAGTTTTGAACCCATGACTATATCATACCAGACTTCAGTTCCATTGTCACAATGTACTAGATAAGCACTACGTGGTAGACTTTTATCTTTAGCGGCTGAAGGATCACAGTTTACATGAATGCAGACGACACTATAAACAGATTTGAAGTTAGCTATATCAGCTCCTGATAATACCATATGTTTTTCCTATGAACGATTTCCCCACTGAATTTCTGGATACGCTTCAGAAATACATGCTTTAGTAATTTTATATCTTTTATTTAATTGTTTATCTTTGACAAGACATAGAACTTTTGCTTCTGATTCATGAAGGCCTTCTAGTAGTTGGATGAACATCATCTCTCTACGACCCTTGGCTAGCTTGTCATTACCACCTTTAACGAAGTGGTATAGTTTCTTGTACTCATGGAAGAGCAACGTGTGTTCTGTACCCTCTGGCGTGTCATTGGGAGTGTATGGAACATCACCTGCTGGGACCATACTCTTTACAGACTCATCATATCCCCAGATAAGAATAGATTGCAGAGCAGGACTCTTATACTTCTTGAGTAGTGTAATTTTTTCTTTTTTAGTTTTAGCGTTAGAGATCTTCTGAAGAACTTCAGAGATCAACAATTTTTCTACAGGTAATTCAGCCATAGTTAAAAATCCTCTATATCATTTAATAGTGTAGTCAGTTTATTTTTCAAGAAGTAATTAATTGTAACTCCTTGTTTTACAGTACTATTTAACCGATTGAATTCCGAGACAATTTCATTCTGAATGTCTTCTGGAATGCAACTCAGATCAATTAATTTTTTATTGCGTTCATAATTTTTCAATTGAACATCAGTACAAAAACTTTTTGGATCTGCAGAAATCCACTTCACCAGATTTTTTTTGTTGATTGGTTTCTGTCTCTTACCAGATACAAATGTATCATCATCAGATAAAAAGTTTGGAATACCATCACTTCGATCTCCCTTAATGATATGCTCCATCAAAAATTCTTTGGGATTATCAAGAGTGATGTATTTTTTCTGCACTGGATTGTATTGAGAAACGAAAGAATACTTACCTAGTTGAAGGAAGTCTTTATCACCAGACATGATAAGAACTTTTTCTGGATTATCCTTACTAGAATTATTCTTGATTAGAACACTGATGATATCATCAGCTTCTGCACCATATACATCCATAACAATATATGGAAAGTTGTTTCTAATTTCGTCTCTAATTTTGTTTAGACATTCAAAGATAGCATTCCAATCATGCGATGAATTTTCTCTATCTTTTTTACGGTTCTGTTTATAGAAAGGAAACTCTTTCTTCCTCCAATAAAATTTAGAATCATAACAAAGAACTAGTTCGCCAAATTCATTACCAAATGTTTTTTTATAATGTCTTAAAGAATTTAAGACCATGTGCCGAACTAGATCTTCATCAAGTCCATTACTATTTTTCACTTGTACCATCAGATTACTGATCATACATTGATTCATGTCAACTAAAATCATAGTTAGTCCTCTTCGTATTCCTCCTCGTCTATGAATCTAACGGACAAAAGTTCTTCCTCAATCATAAAACCCTGATCGTTTAACATCTCTGGATGAATATTCATATTCTGTGTAGCTGTTAGCTCCATGAATGATGTATAATATTCATTACCAAACCATCCAAAAATGAAACCCAGGCCCACACCCACAAGACAGAATAAAAAGCTGAGCACTAGTGTAGTTACTTCTGTCATGATCCTCTCCTTAAGGTTCTTCCTTAATAATTTTTAACTTTACTCGATACTTTTTCTTAAAACAAGAAAATAATTTATCTAAGCAAAGAACATATTCTGGTTCTGGTTCCGGTTCAGTTTCTACGTTGCCTCCACTTAACATAGCCCTTACGTTAGTATTTAGATACTTCTCGGGTATGTCAGTCATTTAATAACTCTTAGTGGAAAATAGTTTGGAGAAACTGTTTTGGGTACTGATCTAATTTTGTTTGGTAGTTCATCGAATGATCGTGAACAGTTTAAAGATGTTACTGACATAATAGTTTTGATTGTTTGATCAATCTTTTTAATTTTTTTAATGCCAGAAAGTTCTTCATCGTAATTAATAATCCTTGCACCAGTGCAAGAAAGTTTTTTACCTGTCAAAAAAAGAATTTCATTGGTTTTTATGTTGATTAGGAACACTGACTTAGAGTCAATGATCTCCGTCTTGGAAACGGGAGTGTATTTTTCCTCTCCTATTATAACAGGCTTTTGAATTAAGTGCAAGTCCTTGGTCAGCTGATCTGGATTTTTCTTCCTCTTGCGGCGAACAATTTTTTTGGAATCTTTATATTTCTCTACATCATGTATAAATCTTTCCAATAAACATTTGAGTTCTTTTAGTTCAGATTTTTTATAGCCACCATAAGCTTCAACTAGAAACCTATCACCATCAAGAGCACCATTGATCTCGTCTAAAAGATCTGTGACAAAATGAAATTTGTCTGATGTATATTCATTGATAGTTTTCCTATCAATATCTTCGGATTGTAGATACTTGAAGAAATCAACACGAATTTTCTTCTTAGTAATTACATACTCATCTAAAATGGTATCTACAAATTGAGTGATTGTTTCCGTGCGAGTCATAAGATTTTTTGCTCTTGCAAATATTGAAGTGTTTCTTTACATCCACCGATGTGTTTCATTCCAATTGATACTTGAGGAAAAGTGGCACCCTCCCCAAATTCATTATAGAATTGATTTTTATTAAAATCTTTATTGTACTTATATTCTAGATAGTCAATTTCAACTGCTTTAAAAAGTTGTTTGACTCTATCACACCACTGACAATTTTCCTTTGTGTAAACTACTGCTTGCATTCTAGACTCCTATCCTAATTTTTTGGCAATAGTAAGAGGGTTTTTTTGTTGACGACGATAATTTTTCAACATTTTATTTAGTGTAGTTGCCCTTGATCGTTCCAATGATTTCCTTTCTTGGTACGACATCTTTGGTTGCTCTGGTTGTTCTGGTTGAGCAGGTTCGTCAATAACTTCTTGAGCTTCAACATCAACAATTAGATTTTCTTCAGTCATAGTACTTTATTTTTTTTTATTATATCAAAAAAGGGGGGTCTTTGCAACCCCCCTAATAATTTATATATTTATTTTTTAGACTTATTAAAGCTTCGTGTTGAAGTTTTAATAAGAAGTATTCACTATGCTTCCTGTAAAGATTGAACTGTGTTATGAAGTTCTCCAATGTCTAGGAGACCTTCAGCACTGAACC